ACTAGAGGCACCGTGAATAGGCGGCTAGATAAGTTCAAGAATTGGTTCAAGTCATTAGAAGACTTGGACGGGTATTCGGATGCTAGAGGAGCGTTGCTCGATGCTGCTGAGTTTGAGATGCTTCGTTCAATGATGAAACAGGACAAAATTGATAAGGCTAGTCTAAACAACGTCGCCTATGCCTTTCAACAAGTGTATAATGCTCGCCGTTTAGAGTCAGGACAAGCAACAAGTATCCAACAAAATCAATCACTTAACTACACTAAGCTTGATATCACCAACCATAAGACTGATAGCGATAAGGACGAGTAAGGACTAGAGCCCACTGGTGTTTACTTTGTGGGTCATCCTTATAAGCCCCTTTAACTACTAGACTTTTCGAGGGATATTCTTAGCAAGTACTAAATGAAGACTATCCTGTTTCTATCAATGGCTAATGATAAGCACCGTCCTTATAGAAGAAAGAGAATAATAATAATATAATCAGATAGTTACAGAGCCAACAGGGGGTGGGGGGTAGAGGTGGCCGGACTTTTTTTCTTTGAGCTATATAATTACGTAAACCTCACCTCACCAGCGACTTCGTTCCTAAAAGGCGGCGACCTCGATTTTTTATCGACAGGAACCAGAACCTAAATCTCAACGACCCTATAGAACCTACCTCTTTCTCAACGACCCTATAGAACTCAAGACGCAACTATTCTATATGATACTATATAAAGATATCTTTACTTATCTTAAGTAATATTAAGTTATATTAAGTAATCTATATATTGAGGAGGTATCTAAGCTTTTCGAGACTTGAGGGGCTCTTGGGGAAGTTTTAGGGAAGTTTTGGAAACCTTTCTATCTATTCCCTCCCTTCCTCCCTTTATCCTATCATACTTTTTGGAATTTGCCAACCCTTAAATACTCAGTCTGAGTAGGCCAGCTAAAGAATCGAGGAGTACATCTTAAGTTTCCTTCGACCATCGGGGCTCTTGGTAAAGCAACTATAACTAATCTCTCCTCCCCTTGCAAGAGGTAACTTGAAAAAAGTTACTCAATCTGAGTATAGCTCCCTTACGCCCATAATCGCTCTCTATTAGGATATCTTTATGGCTACCCTAAGTATCAACGGGATGGAGTTCGAGCCCGTAGAGGGCGCAAATTACCTCTTTAACTACGAAGCAATCGCAAGAGACATCTCAGAGAGCCCGAAAGAGAATCGAGCCGAAACCGAACGTCAAGTTTACCGAGACCTAGTTCGCCAAGATTTATGGTTCCTAGTTTACTTCGTTCTAAAAATCCCCATCGCCAACCACCCTTTCGTTGTCAACTCCTGTAGAGAGGTTCAGGAAGGAGCAAAAACCAACACTCTAGACGTTTGGGCTCGAGAACATTTCAAATCCACTATCATCACAGTAGCCGAAAGTATCCAAGATATCCTCAACGACCCTTCTATCACTATCTGTATCCTCTCCTACAACAGAGCAACCGCTATCAGCTTCCTTAAGAACATCAAGCAAGTCCTAGAAGGCAGCGACTTCCTCCAATATCTCTTTCCAGAAATCCTCTACGAGAACACCAACGACGCGGTCACTTGGTCTCTAGAAGGTGGGCTATTCGTCAAACGTCCTGGGTACCGCAAGGAAGGCACCATAGAGGCTTGGGGTCTCATCGACGGCCAACCAACCGGTCGCCACTTCGACAAGGTAGTTTACGATGATGTCGTTACCGATGAGGTAGCCCGCTCCCCCGACATGATAGCCAAGGTGAAGAGAGCCTTTGACATGAGTGCTAACGTCGGAACAGACGGTGGACGTCGTCGAGTAATCGGAACCTTTTACCACCATAATGACCCTCTAGTTTACATCCAAGGACTCACAGACTTAGTTACAGAGGAGGTACTATTCGATGCGAGAATTAAACCAGCAAGCGACAATGGCCTCGCTAATGGCAACCCCGTGTTCATCTCAGAGTCTAGGTTTGCTGAGCTGCGCTCTGGTGATCGTTATATATTTAATTGTCAGCAGCTTTGTAATCCTACTCCGATTACCGATATGCCTCTATCTCCGAAGTCGCTCATCTGGGCTCCTAAAGAGGATATCCCAAGAAGACTCTTTAAGTTTATGGTGATTGACCCCGCTGGCTTATCAACCAAGACAACCTCAAGAGGTGATGCTTGGGCGATTGTAGTAGGAGGAGTAGACCCTGTTAGAGATGATATTGGAGCCTCCTCTCTCTACATCCTTGATATGATAGTAGAGCCAATGAACGAGGCGGAGGCCGTCCGTAACATCCAGGATATCTACATGCGAAACGGTAGAATCCTTCAAGTCGGCGTAGAGAAAGCAGGACAATCAACAGCTGAAATCCACGTCCGTAACGCCCTCCTTTCCAACGGAGTAAATCTCTCTATTAAAAACAACAACCTTAAAATCCTCCACCCTGGCGGCAGACAGAAAGAAACAAGGATAGAACGAAACCTCTCCTGGCCGCTTGTCAACGGAAAAATCCATATCAATGATTCTATCCCCAGTGTCTACAAAGAGAGGCTTGTTCTCGAGATGGAGAAGTTCCCATCTTGGCATGATGACATCCTTGATTGCCTTTCTTACTTCTACGACATCATGAAGGACTACGTATTTCCGGCTGAACCGCCCCCTGACGAGGATGAGGAAAATACTGTAGACAAGTGGATGGAAGCCTACATGAAGCGATACAATGAAGTAGGCGGTTCTAAATCTTGGATGATAATGTAGATGCAGAAGATTTTAGTTACCGATAAGGTCGGCACAGGACGGGGCTCCCATAATCATATTGCTTACCTAGATGAAGAGAACGGAATCGGATTCCTTACCAACTCAGGAAGTAAGGCGACTTTCCACACCCATGAGATGAAGTGGGTTCCAGAGCAGATAGACGAGCAAACAGGACAAGTTTTAGAACCTGGAGGCTGGGTTATCTTACCAGCTGAAGATGGTCATACCCATTCTGACTTCTTTGAATACAAGGAGTCTCATAAAAACCAAGCCCAGAAAGACCACGAAAAAGTATCAGAAGTAATCTCCTTATATCGAGAATCCCAAGAAATAGAAGGCAAATCCAAGAAGGACGCTGACGAGTCTAGAGGATTCTACACCGGCGAAAGACAATGGACTACTCAACAGAAGTCTAAGCTTAAAGCTCTAGGTCGAGCTTGTTTAACTATCAACTATGTTGGCAAGGGAATCGACACCCTTTCTGGCCTTCAAATGCAACAACGTACTGACCTTGAGTTTTTACCTCAGGAGGAATCTGATGCTGTTGTTGCTGATATCTACACTTACGTCACTAAGCACATCCTTGATTCTTGTGATTTCCACCGCCAAGAAAGTAAATCCTTTAAGGACGCGGCAATCGGAGGGCGGGGTAGTTATGAAGTTTTTGTTGATTTTGATGACTCCCTCCTTGGAGATATTAAAGTTCGTCGCCTTAACCCCGATGACTTATCTTGTGGTGGCCACGAAGAAGAAGACCTCGCAGATTGTGAGTACCTATTCAAAGAGAAGATTTACTCGAAAGAGAAGATGAAACAAATCTGGCCAGACAAAGCCGATGATATCGAGATTGACTTTAACTACTATGAAGGCTCTAACCGTAGCGACTCCCATAGCCTCCGATTCCCAGGACGGCAATACGCCCATAGCGATAACCGTTATGATGTAACCCCAAGAGTCCTTGGTAAAGAAACAGTAATGGTTGACCTAGCCCGTAAGGAGTATCGCGTCCTTGAATGTCAACGGAAGGTGTATACAAAGAAGCATTACCTTGTCCACTCAGACACTGGCTTTATCTACGAAGCCCACGGTTGGAAGCCTAAGGATATTAAAGCAATCAAGAGAGACTTCCCAGGGTTTGTAGTTTTAGAGCGTCTTACTTCCTATATCCGCATCACAAGGATAGCTGGTAATGTTGTTCTCTCAGATGAGAACCCAGCTGATCTTCCCGTTAACGACTTCCATATCGTCCCTATCTACTGCTACAAGGAAGGCAACCACTACTACGGGAAAATAGAAGCAGCTAAAGACCCACAAAGGGAAGTAAATAAGCGCCACTCACAACTAGTAGATATTATCAACCGGATGGCTACTTATAACTGGTTCTTTGATTCTACTACTTTTGTAGATAAGAACGAGGAAGAGAAGTTCAGGAGCACTAGCTCTATCCCAGGTTCTCAATTCAAAGTTACCTCAATTAGCAACGTCCCTATGAAAGAAGAGGGAACCAAGTTCCCGAACGAGATAGTAGCGCTTCTTGAGCTAGGAGCCCAAACCGTTGAGCAGCTCCTTAATATCAACATGGAACCCTCAGGAGCAAACGAATCAGGCTCTCACCTACTCCACCGCAAAGAGCAAGCAATGGCGGGGAATGAGTTTATCTTCGATGCTTTAAGTTTTGCCAAGAAGCGATTAGGTCGCTTGCTAATCCCTTTAATACAACGCTACTGGACTCCTGAGCGTATCTACCGCTTACTAGCTTCCCAGAATGATATCGACCCTAGCCAAGACATGATGCTAGGTGGTCAACCTTTTGAGGAGTGGCCGGAAGAGGAAATCATAAGAGCCTTAGAAGAGACTGACGTGGCTACTCTTGATGTAACCGTCAGCGAAACAGAAGCTTCTCCTTCTATGAGATTGTCAACTTGGATGGTTCTTAAGGAGTCAGTCGAAGGCGGGATGCAGATACCTCAGGATATGCTGATAGAGTACATGCCTGGGATGACGAAAGGAGTTAAGCAACGGCTCCTTGAAAGCCTTGCAGCTCAACAAGAAGCAGAGTCCGAGAACGTAGCGACTCAATCAGATACTGAGATAGTTAAGACCTTGATAGCGAAAGGACAGATTCCTCCTGAGGTAGCTGAGAAGTACGGCGTGTCTACTCAGAGTCCAGAAGGATTGCCGGAGCCGTCCTTGGCCGATTCATCGGGGGGTTACGCAACGGAAGAAACACCCCCTACAATCAGTCCAGGACAAGACTCGTTCCCGTCCGTGGCGACCGAAGAAACATACGAGGTTATCGATAAGCCCGATGGTTCAGGAAAGATAGTTCGAGTCATATCTTAGTTTGAAGTTACTGCATGTGTCCCTGTGTAGTTTGTTAGTTGGTGGGGGAGTTAATTCTCCCCCATTTTTAAGGCTGAAATGGTGGGTTATTTGGCAAGAGAAGAAGAAGACACAATCGTAGAAGTCATTGAGTCTAAGCCAAAAGACGTTGCTCCTTACCGAGTCTTAAACGGACAGATAGTTCCAAACATTGCCGCCGAGTCAGTAGTTGTGACGAAGTGGGCAAGTGGAAGGCAGGATGTTTTGGTTAAAGTTCCAAGATTGGAGTTGAATAAGAATGAAATTAAAAAAGCTTGATAAGACTTTTATTGACGGCTATGCGACCTTTGCGGTTACTAAGCCTGAGTTGAGAGAACTTCGAGAGAGGGCAGCTTCTGAAGCCGAGTATCTTGAGGAAGTCCGTAAGGCGATAGAGCCATACGGATATCAAATAGACTCCCTCCTTGTTAACAAAAGCAACAACAAACCCACCCTCACCGTTCACCATCAACAACCCTATGAGACTTACAGCCTCGCCGAATCAGATGAGGAGCTAGAGTTTCTTAAATCCAATTTCTTCTATTACGCTAAGGAGAGTGAATAATGGCCTCGGGATTGTATAACATTTTTAAGAGCGAAGTAATGAAAGGAACCTTTGACCTTGTCAACGACACGGTTAGAGCCAAGCTCCTTGATAACTCCCATTCATTTGCAGCAAGCTCAGTAACTAACGACCAATGGGCAGACATCTCAGCAAATGAAATTTCTGGTACTGGCTATACAGCTGATGGTGAAGCTCTCGCATCAAAAACAGTTACAGTTGATAACGTTGATAACGAAGGAGTCTTCGATGCAGCTGATGAAGCTTGGACAAGTGCTACTTTTAGCGCTTACCACTGCGTCCTTGATGACACTACTGCTAATTTCATCCTTGCTTCTATTGACTTTGGTGGTGTGCAAACGGTCTCTAGCGGGACTTTTACTATCCAATGGGCGAGTGAAGGTATAATCAATATTACGTAGCTTATGGGCAATGGGAGATTATTTTATAAGCGACCATCTAGCAGCCCTTCAGGAGATGGTAGGCTCAGGGCATAGCGCTACCGCAGACTCAGAAAGCTTCCTACCGCAAATCATTTATGCAGCCGAGCGTCGAAGCGAGTTTAGAGCTAGATGGTCTGAGGCGCTAAAGTACTCCCCTATCGCTATCTGCATTGTTGATTTTGATGGCTGGTTCTTAGAAGTAAATCCAGCGGCATGTGATCTGTTTCAGCGTCCAGAACAGGAACTCCAGCAGCTTAGATGGCAAGATATAACGCATCCTGATGACATCGATGGGGATGATCAAAAAGTGGATAAAATAATCAGTGGAGATGTTGAAAGCTATCGCATGATAAAGCGCTACATTATGCCTGATGGAAGTTACAAACCTGCTTTTCTATCTGTCTCTGCTTGTAGGGCGCAAAGAACAGGAAAGCGATATTTTATTAGTCAGATAATCGATTTAGATTGGTTCGGTGAAATTGTCGACAGGGCAAGGACACGCTATGCCTCATGATTACGAGTATTACATAACTAAAGAGCTAGAGAGACAAACAGCCGTGGACGAGAAACTGAACGAAGAAATAAGCGAGCTACAGATTAAGCTAGCAAAGATTGAAACTGTGGCAAGTCGAGTTGAAAAGATTGAGTCAAACACAAGTAAGATTGCATGGCTAGTTATAACAGCAGTGATTTTAGCCGTTTTAAAACTGGTGATAGAGACTAAGGGCATATAGTGGTAGCACCAAATAGAAAAAGCGGGCAAACAAGCCAAGGCAATTTTAACGCCAGTGGCGGCACTATGTCAGCAGCCTCTAGTACTACTAGCGGCAACCTTGGTTTAGTCTTTGTCACTACTGACAATAGCACTACAATCTCTTTAAGTGGCTACACCCAAGTAGCGATATTAAACAATAGTACGCACTGTACCGCAGCAGTTTTTAAAAGAGAGCTTACTGGTAGTGACGATGGTACGTTCACTATTTCCCCAAGTGTTAGGGGTAGCTGGATATTTGTAGAATACGAAGGCTCTCCAGATATTGCCAATGTTGAAGCAACTACGGGAACAGGGGCAGGAAGTAACGCAGACCCCCCTAGTCATACACCTAGTGGCGGTTCGGACGATTACTTATATGAAGCCTTTGCAGGTATTGACCGTTCAGCAGCGGCAAGTGCAGCGCCTAGTGGCTATAGTGGTTTCTTATCTGAAAACCCTGGCTCTGGTGCTTCTGCTACTACCAACATAGCTTATAAGTCTACTACCTCTAGCACATCTGAGAATCCTGGGACTTTCACAAGTAGTTCTGAGGATTATGTAGTAATGACGGTTTCCATCCCCCCTGCAAGCGCAGGGACAAGCGTTACTGTCAACCCCTCTACTTTATCGGCGACCTCTTCAGTACAAGCTCCTACGCTGGATTTAATATCAAACGCAACGGTAACACCCTCTGTTTTGTCAGCAACTACTTCGGTACAAGCTCCTACCGTATCCGCTGAAATCCACGAGACAGCTACCCCCTCTGTCTTATCAGCTACCAGCTCTGTAGAGACTCCTACCGTCTCTTTGGCTTCTAATGCTACCGTTACCCCCTCTGTCCTTACAGTAACTTCAGGAGTTCAAACTCCTACGGTAACAGCTATACAGAACGCTACGGCCACCCCAACCGTCCTTAACTCAGAGACTGTCCTTAATGCCCCTACTGTATCAGCTGAAGTATCAGCTACGGTTACGCCTTCAACCCTATCAGCTACTAGCTCCGTAGAAGCTCCGACTGTTTCTACTGGGCTCAACGATGAGGTAACTCCATCCGTATTAACTGCTACTGCCTCTGTAAACGAACCAAGCTTTGACATAGTCCAGAGCGCTACTGCTACCCCTTCCGTCCTTTCAGCTTCTGCCTCTGTTGTTCAACCTCTTGTTGGCTCTCAAGTACCAGTAGAGCAGGTAGGCGGTGGCCTTTCTGACCCTACTCCTGAATCTAGAGCTGAGTTTGAGCGAAGACTAGGCATCCTTTCTCAAGGATATAAAGAGGATGATTCAAGGATTAAGGAGACTCTTAAGGCTAAGCCAGCCCCTAAGAAACCAAAACCAACCAAGGTTAAGTTCGAGAAAATCCGTTCTAAGGACGAAGTCTTAAGGACGGCTGAAGGACTCTCTGAGAAAATCAACGAGCTACTCCTCCTTTCTGAACCGGTTCCTCTGGTAATAGAGCAAGAAGAGCCTCTTGATATTAGCTTCTCTCGGCCAAATTGGGATTCTCAATACCGCTCTGTCCAGCTACCAGCCCCAGCTAAGGACTCAACCGTATCTGATACCGACCTAGTAAGAGCTATCCGTAAGTATAAGAAACTCAAAGCATCAGGACAGGCTCAACCTGTTGAACATATAGAAATCAACGGAGAAACCTTCTCTTTTGTAGCCGAACAATTCTGACCCCTTACTCGCTAAGGACTCTCTCCCCTACATTCACCTCACGGACAGACCGCAAAAGCGACCCGTAAAGGAAATATAGATGGGAAATGAAAACCAATCAGGAGAGACTCAAGAAGCAGAAACTGTAGAGACCTCACCCTCACAAGAAGCGCCTCAGGATGACGGATTCGTAGAGCTAACAGAAGCGAGCGATGAAGACATTCAAGCCTTTCTAGATGGAGAGCTTAAAGCAGAAGCCTCACAAGAGCCTGACCCAGAAACTGAGCAAGGTGAAGAATCCGAGAAGGGAGAAACTTCTGAAGCTACTGAGGAGAAATCTCAGGACACTAGCGAAGAAGAGACTCAAGAAGCTTCTCAGAAGATATCACCTGAATACGTAAAAAAACTAGAAGAACAGCTAGAGCAGAAAGAGAAGTTCATTAAACGTCGCTCTAACGAACTAGGTGATTTACGGAAACAGCTCAAAGAGAAGAACGACATCTTGGCTCAAAAGCTAGGTGAAGAAGAGTTCTTATCTGACCCATCGGCGGCAGTGGACGCCAAGCTAGAGATTAAGGAGAACGAGGATAAGCTAGAGGCTATCGAGATAGAGCAAGCTGCTATGGTTGCTTCTCTTGAGAACCAGAAAGCTGTTCAACGTCACATCCCAAACAAAGAATGGAACCTTAAAGGTATGGTTCAATGTTTGGAGGAGGACGGTGTTGACCCTGATATCATCAAAGGCTTTGCAAATAATCCGTATACCACCGATGCAGTCACGTTAGTTCAACTTCACAAGCGACAAAAGGCTGAGAATTTGCTTAGACAAGTTGCTGTTTTCGCTAAGGAGCAGCAGAAGCAAATAGAAGAGTTAAAGGCTAAGCCCCATAAGATTTTAAAATCTGTGGAGTCAAACCTTAGCAAGCCAGCCCCTGTTTCTTCAGCGACTGGTGGAAGCTCTCAGGTCAGACAGCTCTCTGTGGATGAGTCCGAACTCGCTGACATCTCAGACGACGAACTTAATGCCATTCTCGAACAAAGAAGCTCTTAGCTAATTTAGCGGAGTTAAAAAATGGCAAAGACTACTTTTGCAACCGATAATGCTCTGACCCGCAAGGCGTGGGAAGAGCGCTTATTCCGCGATACCGTAAAGGAATCCTATTTCGAAAGATTTATGGGTTCCGATTCTAGCTCAATTGTTCAGGTCAATACTCAACTTGAGAAAGGCCAAGGCGATAAAGTTACTTTCGGTATTCGCAAAAGACTATCAGGAGCTGGCGTCACTGGCGACCAAATCTTGGAAGGAAACGAAGAAGCTCTAAACACTCATGACTACTCCCTCTCACTAGAGATGTACCGTCATGCTGTTAGAGACGCTGGTGGTTTAACAAGACAGCGAGCAATGTTTAGCATTTCATCTGAGTCAGAAATGGCTCTACGTGATTGGGGTGCTGAGAAAATTGACTCACTTCTTTTTAAAGCTTTGTTGGAAGATGTTGACCCAACTCGGGTTGCCTACCTTACTAACACTGGAGTGGCGAACTATACTAAGACCTCTACCGCAGCTACTGCGTTTAGTGCTCTTACTGCTAACTCGCTACTTGAGCCGTACTTTATCTCTTACGTTAAGACTTTGGCTAAGACCGGTTTTGACCGAGATATCGTTCCAATTCGTCCCGTCAAGATTAAGGGTAAAGAGTACTTCGTACTTCTTGTCCATCCTGACGTAATGTTCAACCTCAAAACCAACTCTGTTTTTCAACAAGCAATGAGAGAAGCAGAAGTTCGTGGTTCAGAGAATCCACTTTTCAAAGGGGCTACGGCCATTTGGGATGGGGTCGTGGTACATGAGCACGAGAATGTTCCTATCGGCACTGATGCTGGCGGTGGTTCTAACATTCCTTATGCGAAGTGTGCGCTTCTCGGAGCACAATCACTTTGTTGGGCTTGGGGTAAGCGACCTGAGATTGTCCAAGACGATTTCGACTATGGCAATCAGAAGGGTAGCGCTTGGTGCATGATCGGTAAAGCAGGACGTCCTACTTTTGAAAGTGAGACATACGGCTCTATCGGAGTGTACTTAGGTAGAACTCAAGTTAGTGATTCTTAATTGATAGGAGATAAATTATGGCTACTTATTACTCAGATAAAATAGTCGCTTCTAGCAACAAGGAGCTAACGCAAGTCCCTGCTCGTTCACACATCTACCCTACTTGGGTAGTTGGAACAGCGAGCGTGGATACCTCACTAGATGCTGCTGATATCGTTAAAGGTGTGAAGGTTCCAGCTGGAGCTTTAATCCTTGATATCATCCTTAAGTCTACTGACATTGATACTGACGGTACTCCAGCCGTTACTCTTCATGTTGGCGACTCAGATGACGCCGATCGCTTCTTTGTTAGCTCAGATGTTGGGCAAGCAGGAGGAGTCGCTCGGTTGACTGCTGATGGAGCAGTGGCTGGTAACTTGTACGAGTACTCAGCGGAAACAGAGATTAACATCACTGTTGCCGTGGCCGCTGCTACAGCTGCCGCTGGTACAGTACAACTTGCGGTTCTCTACGTTGTAGGAAACTAAATAGGTTTTAGGAGGGGGAGAGATTCCCCTCCTTTCTTTAGGCTATTATGGCAACAACCGATTACGACTTCTCACTCACTAGAGCCAAGATAATAGAGCAAGCCTACATCAAGATAGGAGCGCTCGGTCTTGGCCAGACTCTCCCAGGAGAGATGAGCGTTCAAGGCTCTCTAGCTCTCAATATGCTAGTTAAGGAATGGCAAACCAAGGACATCTTCCTTTGGCAACTAGTTCAAGGAACCACAGTATTTGCAGCTGATACTACTTCTAAGGCGATGGATAATTCCGTCCTTGGCGTAGAAAAAGCTTGGTACAAATCAGGAACAAACGACGTAGAAATCTCAGTAATATCTTACCGAAGATACTTAGAGGAGATAGCAAAAGAAGTAAGCTCTCAATACCCCTACTACATCGCAGTAGACAACCATATAACAACTCCAACGATGTATATCTGGCCTCAACCTACAGCTGAACTTACTGTCTACCACCTTACTATTACTCGCCTTAAGGACATGGATACCTCAGGAGCTACCCCTGATGTTCCTCAACGTTTCTACATGGCCTTAGTCTACGGACTAGCAACTATCCTTGCTGATGACTTCGGTCTCCCCGTAAGGGAGCGCGACTATATCAAATCTCAATACAACGAGTATCTCTTTGAAGCTATGAAGAGCGATAGAGAATTTGAAGACATAACAGTATCGGAGCCCGCATATGACAGCTAAGCAATTTGATTTTCTCCTTGGTGGTATCAACGATTCTTCAGGAGACCCTCTTAGTGGAGGAAAGGTTTATACTTATGAGGTAGGGACTACTACCAATAAGACAGCTTGGACAGAGCAAGATAAGTCAGTAGCAGCTACCAACCCCATTATCCTTGATGCTTCAGGACGGGCAGAAGCCTACGGCGAAGGCTCTTATAAAATCCAAATAGACGACGCTGATGATAATACTATAGTTACTTTTGATAATGTAAGCTTGTCTTCTGGAGACGGACTCGACAGTTACGCCTCCCTATCTGGGACTACTGCTTTAACTGGAGACCTTGAGGCCGACCCTGGTAGTTACTCGACCGGAGCTAGAGTCCTTAATCGTATGGGTTCAGGCAGTACGAACGGAGAGTCGGCTACTGTTAACTACAATACAACTGGAGCTGCTAACCTTACTATCCTTGATGGCTCTACGTCCTTACCTCCTGGTTCTTTATCGAGTGAGGAGTTCTTCATTACTGCTTATGAAGGTAGCGCAATGGATGTGATTACCTGCCCTACCCCTAGCGTTTTCTATCGTAAGAGTCTCAGTGCTGAGGTAACGAACACAACAGATGAAACTCAACTACTCTCGATAGGGCTCCCCGATTACGCTGTTAACTCTAGTAGAGGAATTAGAATCACCTACTTTGTTCGTCTTGAAAACGATACCGGAGGGACTAGCTCTATCGTTCTTAGGATTAAGGAGGTGGGAGGCTCAACCTTAGCAACTAGGACTGTATCAATAGATAATGGAGGAGATGATATCTCTAAGCTTGTAATGGAAATCCTTCCTTATAACAATAGTGCGACTTCTCAAATCCTTTTTACTACTCACTATACTACAAACTCTTCAGTCACCTCTGTAGCCTCCCCTGGTCATACCCTTGATACTTTAGACTTTACTTCCTCTATTGACCTTGAACTTACTGCTGATCCTGCTACAGCCTCTAGTGACCTAACGGCTACCCTCTACCACGCAAGAGCGGAGCTGCTATAATGAAGACCGTTAAGGTTCCTTTAGGCTCTCCTGTCTACACAAATGTAGACGAGGTTGAACTTAAGGACTTCTCGCAAAAGATGGTCAATTGCTTCCTTGATGAGGCTGGTGCTGTAGTTAAGCGCCCTGGATATGAGCTTACTCTTAACCCTACTGATTACGTCGGAACCTTTGACTATAATAGAGATGCTTACACTGGCGCTGGCTCAGATGGGGCAGCTCCTATCAATGATGGGATTCGTCACTTGTACTGGTGGCCTTATACCTCTCGACTCGCCGTCTGGACTCCTACCGAGATGCTGCTGCTATATAGGGACGGGGCTACTTACGATACTATTCGTCACCGCACCAACTATACCACGAACTCTACTATGACTAGCGACGCTCCGTTTAGCTCTCCTTATCGGGTGTCGGCAGTTGGCAATGGAACAAACCTATTTTATTCCAACGGGGTAAACTGCTTTTATGATACTTTCCTCTATTCCGGCTCTACTAAGATAGGCGACTTTAGGTTCTTTCAATTCCTAAACGCTACAAGCCCCTCTAACTGGTTTGACTCTTCTCACGTAGCTTTCTTAGACGGCTATATTATAGCCAATGATCTCAACAGCCAAATCTTTAGATTCTCAGACAGTGACGGCTCCCTTCCTTCGGCTGGCGGCTATATCTCTTGGAACGCTAATGATTTCGCTCAAGCTGTAGGCCGTCCTGATTTACTAACTGCCCTTCATGTTTTTAGAAGAGAACTATTCCTGTTCGGAACTCACTCGGTAGAGATTTGGCAAAACGACGGAACCAATCCTTTCTCAAGGATAGACGGAGGGTTTATAGACACTGGCTGCATTGCTCCTTATTCTATTGTCAACACCGACACTGGTATCTACTGGCTAAATCAAAACAAACGATTCGTCCGTTACGTTGATGGAAACCTTGAATACGTATCAGAAGACTACGACAAGGAGATTCAGAAGCTATCTGTAGTATCTGATTGCTGGAGCTTTAGACTTGAACTAGCTGGTAAGGAGCTAATCATCTTTCAGTTTCCAGCTGAGAGTAGAACCCTTTGCCTTAATACGGACAATGACTCTTGGTCAGAATGGGGAGAGTATACCTCAGCGGGTAACTATAAAGTTATGCCTTTTACTGCCTTTGAGTACATCCCCGATTGGAGCCTCCGGTTAGTAGGAACCCAAGCGTCTAGCGACTTATATAACCTATCCTCAGAAGTCTACACCGACAACGGCTCCCCTATCCGCTTCTCTCAAACCTCAGGCCATATCAACTTTGGCACCACCAAGAACAAGCGCTCCCACGAGCTAAGGCTCATAATGAAAAGAGGTACTGATAACTCTCCAGTTACAGGCGGGAAGATGATGCTTAGGTATAAGGACAATGGCTCTAATACTTGGAGCAACGAAATAGAAATAGACCTAGGAGAGATAGGCGAAACAGAACACGTAGTAAGGCTAAAACCAAGAGGCATCTACCGTACCCGCCAATATGAGATATACTCCGACTCCCCTATTCCAGTACTTCATATAGACGCAGAGGAGGACATAGAGGTACTCGCTCGATGAGTATTATAAGCATCCTTAAAGCCCCGCTAGCAAAAGGAGACCATCTTCTTACTAAGTGGCGACAATCCTTAAGCGACAAGGTTAATACCCTTGAAGGAGTTAGAAACGCTCCCTTCTCTATTTACACCTACACTAACAGTACTAACAACTACACTACTAGTAGCGATAGCGGAGCAGTGTTTGACCCTGACGCAGCAATAGAAATAACAACATTAGCTGGTGAGTTTGTGGAAGTCTTTGGGAACGCCTCCCTTACTAATACTACCGCCACTGAGAAGTACGTTGGGCTTGCTCTAACTATGGATTCTACTACCGGCCTTAGTACTGGCATGGATTTTGTCCAGCCCATAGTCCAATCCTATGATAGAAGCCTCGTTGTAGAGGCAGATGGGAACGCTGCTAATCTTAATATTTATGGCTTTGTAGCCCCTTCAGCTGGAACCCATACCTTTAGGCTTTTGTCCGTAACAGAGGCGAGTATCGCTATCTACTCCCATGCTAGGTCGCTAGTAGTAAAGGTTTGGCATAAAGATTGGAACATTGAGGTTACGTAATTTAAGCCTCAGCCCCTAATATAAGGACAATAAGGACATAAGGAGCAAAATATGGCTGATTTTCTAGAAAACCTAATCGGAGTATCTCTTGACTCTATTAAGCCTGTAGTATCCGCTGGTTTCGGGCTCTATGATGCTTACAACTCAGGACAACACCGAGATGATATAGCCTCTATCGTCCAGCAAAGAGAACAAGAAAAGTACGACAATGCAATGGCTAACCGAGAAGCCTACCTTAACCACCTTGCCAACTACGGACAAGGAGGAGGCGGAGGAGCTGGTGGAGACGGAGGCCACGGAGCAGCTGAAGCAGGACGAATAAGAGCCGGACAGAAAGGTCTCAAGGTCATGAAGAACCAAATGAAGAGAGGCCGTAAGTTCCTAAAGCCATATCGCCAAGCCGGAAAGGAAGTACTCCCCCACCATACCGCAGCTAGTATTGCTGGTCTCCAAGGACTTACTAACCTAGCCTCCTTCTTCCAAACCCCAGAACAACAAGCAAAGTTTAACCAAACTAAACCAGCTCTCCAAATGGGAGCAGACTCTAAGATAGGCTCTATGTTGCCTAATCACATGCTACGGAGCGGTTACTAAATGGCTCAACTAGGTGCTTCTCAACAGCTATTGCTGACTCAGTTACTACAACAGAATCCTGCGTTGATTCCAGTAGTACTCCAGCGCCTACAACAACAGCAAGCTCAGCAAGCTCAAGCTCAACAACCCCGTCCTGGTAAGGCTATAGGTCAAGGACTACGGAAACTAGCTGACGGATACCTAGGCAAAGAAGCAGCAACTGAAGTAGTAAGCTCATCAGCTCCTGAAGTAGTAGGAAGCGCTCCTGGCAAGTTCGGCCTCCCAGGAAAGTTAATGAGTGATGGTACAGTTGCTACTAACTACTCCCACCTTGCTAGCTACGTTCCCCCTCTAGCAGCGGTAGCCTATGGAGGCAAAACAGCTTATGACTTTGCTAAAGGAGACAGGCTATCTACTCCTCAAAAGCTTGCAATGGCTCTCCCTACCGCTGGACTATCCTTAGTATCGGATAAGATTCAGGACGCTACTGGCCTCTCTCATAAGTCTACTAAGGACTACCAAAGAGAAAGGCTAGACAAAGTCAAAAAGAACACTAAAGGTTGGGGCAAGATGCTGGAGCAAGGTAGAGCTACAGCTGAAGCTAATAATAACACCTGGCAAGACGGTAAGTACGCTGGCCAGAAATGGAGTTGGGATAAAGCTCTAGACTTAGCCAAGGAAGACCCCACTCACTTTCAAGGAGTACTAGGAAACGCAGAAGTCTTTGGCGATGATTACTTCTCCCTTAACGACTCTCAACAGAAAGACCTAGTAAGTAGACTAATTAAAGAAGACGCATATGTAAGTGATAAAGGAGACATCCTTATCCACAAGGATAAACAAAATAGAGCTAGAGAACTCTTCTCAGAAGTAAGCTCAGGAGGAATAAAAGACAATGGCAGAGTCCCATCCCGTAAAGAGGAATTTGAAGAAGCTGGTATTATTTTTAAAGAGGCTCCCAAGGAAGATAGTCGAATGGCTACCAAGCCTGATAGCAGGGAGTCTAATCAACAGGTACGAATACAAGAGAGACCAAAACAAACATCAAGAGTAGATTTAAATAAAGCAGCTGAAAGAGGCGGCCTCACTCCTAACGTAGATGCAAACTGGGGAAGCTCAGGAACGAAGATTCCTAGAGCTAACAACAACCCCGTAGCCGACCGATACGGAGCAGAAGTAGCAGCCCAAGTAGCAGCCGCTCAAGCCTCAGGACGAAACGTAGGAACAGGAGGAGCTGGCTACGAATGGGACGGTAAGAATTTTATAAGGAGAAGGTGATGGCAAGACGAGCTGGTAACAGAATCCCGAAAGCGGGAAGGTTCAAGAGTAAGAGAGTAAGAAAAGGAGTAAACCGTCTAGGCCGTATCCAAGATAGACTAGCTGACCCTGATAGAAACTTCAGCGATGAGAAGCGAGCCCGCCTTGAGACTCGAGTAGGAAGACTCCAAGATAAGTTCGGTAGCAAGATTCAACGAAAGCAAAACAGGTTAGATGCTAGAGCCGACAAGCTCCAAGGACGGATAGACTCAGGTAATCTCTCTCCAAAAAGAACAGGACTAATCCAATCAAGGCTTGATAGAGTTAACAAGAGAAACGATAGGCTCGGTACTATTAACACTCCTATAACTACTTCTAATCCTGATGATATTGATACCTCTGTTGATACTGTAGAGGATGTCCCTGAGGTAGTAGCCCCTATCCTTACTCCTGAGGAAGAAGAGAAAGCTAGAAGAGACTACGCTGCTGAGATAAGCAAGATAATGCAAGGACTCTTCCCTCAAACCGCTGTTACAGACGCTCAGCAATATATCCAGAACTCCCTACAACCAACCTTCGATTGGGAACAGGAGCAAGGAGAACGCGCCCTTGATAGGTACTACGCTGCTAAAGGCTTAACCGCCTCAGGAGCAGAAGCTGAACAGAATAGAAGATTCCAGAACGAGCTAGGAGCTACCTTTAGAGATAGAGCCTTAACGCTTGCTAGTGAAGATGCTGAACGTAGACAGAGAGCTGCCGACAGGTTCTACACAATGTTGAACAACGAAGCGGATAGAGCCCAACGAGGTGAAGAGAACCAGTTTGATAACTACTTAAGGACGATGGAGCTACTAACAGCTCAGTCTCCTCTTCGCTATGGCTATGATGCAGCTGCTGCAACAGCTGACTTAGGTACTCAATACGGACGTGATGCTGCCGACATCATAGCTCAACTATACGCTAGACCCGCTCCTGCTACTGGCGGTGGTGGAGGTGGTGGAAGTATTCCTTATATACCTCCTATCCCACCTGCCCCTTCTACTACTACTGCTGACCTTATAGCTTCTCAAGGAGCGGCTACTACCGATTCTAACCTTCTAGGTTCAGGAATGGATTTAATTAGTGGACTATTAGGACTATAAGCATGGCTACTCCAAGATACCCTTCAGCTGCAATGTATGAGGCATCCCCTCTTCCTAACTACAACTCTACCGGTCTATTTAGCTACCAACCATATGACCACGGTCGCCAGATGTATGAGGATGAGTCTTCTCAGCTTAATCAGCTAAGGATACAAGACATCATCGAACAGCAATCAAGAGAAGCAGAGATAGCAGCTAGAGCCTCAGAAGCTTTTGATGCAGGACGTCCAATGGATCAAGTAATAGATGAGCTATCAGCTACAATGATGAGACAAGGAGATACTAGAGGTGGTCTTAACTACGCCCAGGAAGGACGGTACTTAGACCAAGTTGAAGATGATATGAGGCAACGCCAATTCCGTAACCTTATGAGTTCTATTGGTACTATCGACGAAAGAGCTATCCAAGAAGCAGCTCAAACTCAAGACTCTACTCAATCTCTTATTGACTCCCTGGGAATGGGGAGACGTCAGATGGCTCAACCAAAACCTCCTAAACCAAACAAGTCCCAGATTTACTATAACGGCGACGAGCAACGACAAAGGATACTAAGTCCTGAAGGAGTTATAATTAGCGATACTGCAACCGGAATAAGAAAGGGAGAGCATGACCCTATCAAGATGGTAAGTCCTGATAAGAAGAGAATAGTAACAGTGAACAAGCTTGAGGCAGCTGCCCTTGAGAGAGACCAAGGATACCAAAAGCTAGAAGACCTTAAGGCTTTAAAATCTCTCCAGACCCAACAGGGAGGAGGCAACGACTTTTTTGGTAGCCTAGGACTAAACGTCCCTCAAGGCGGGGCGAACCCTCAACCAGTTCCTACTCCCGAAGACATGGCCAAAGCAAACCAAACCTTAAGTAAGAAGCAACGAGACTACCTCGCCAAGAAAAGAGCCGAACTAGCAGCAAGGAAATAACTCATGAGTGATGATTTCAATCCTCAAGAAGTAGACCGCATGATGGATCTAGAGAGCCGTATTGGTAGCGGTTACGACCCTTCTCCTCAAGAAATAGACTTCATGATGGGCTTTGAAGATAGGCTTTCTAGTCCAGCTCCTGAACCTAGTACGGACGTCAACATGGAATTTGGCAGAGCCGACCACGGGGATAGCTTTCTAGCTAATCGCGTTACGGAGCCTATATCTGAAGTTGTTAACGACTATATCAACGAGCCCCTCTCCAACATCGCTATGAATACCTGGGGCGGTCAAATGGCAGCTGGGGCAGCCTCTCAGATAGCTAAGCCTCTTGGGGGAGTAATGGAATGGGCGGGAGATACCGCAGCTGGTTTTGGCTGGGACGATAACCCTCTCCAACGTTACGGCGAGAACATAAGAGATAACTCTGATTTAGTAGCTCAAGTATCAAGAGATAGATTCGGAGCTGATGATAGCTTTGCAAAAGGATTAGCTTATGATGTGGGTTCTTCTACTATGGCTGCTCTACCTATCCTTGCCGCTGGTGCTATATCCGCTCCCGCTGCTTTGGCTTCTCCTCTTACCCTTGGTTACTTTGGGAGTACTAGCGCTGGTGATGAGTATGCAGAGTTAAGAGATGCTGGCTACGGGTACGAGGCAGCTACTGGCTTTGGTGGTCTCTACGGAGTGGGAACAGTTGCTCTTGAAAGACTCCCTGTAGGGAAGTTCCTAGACCCTAGCATCTCCTCAGGAATCAAGAGAGTAGCAAAGACCGGAGTATCAGAAGGAATAGAAGAAGGCTCTCAAGCTGCAATGGATATAGCTTATGGAGTTGCCCTTAAGGACAGGGATATGCCTACTCTAGGTGAAGCCGCTAGAGAAATAGGCTACTCAGGACTCGTTGGTACTACCTCAGGTGGAATAATGGGAGGAGTTGGCCATGGGGTTAACTCAGTTCATAAGGCTAATATCCAAAGACAGTTTGCCCAACAAAGAGAAGTAGACGAGGAAACCTTTAACCAGATTACAAACAAAGTCCTTAACGACCCTAATGCTCAAAAGATAGTCAAGCAACCTACTGGCACTCAGACAGCCCCTCCTTCAGTAGACGACCAAATCAAAAGAGAGGGAGATTATTCAAGACCTACTAAACCTATCGAGCCTGGAGACGTAGCTACAACAGTTGGTCTAGAACCTAACCCAGGAGAGGTTGAGTATAATCCTTACGATAGAAATCCTAACCAAACCCCTGAAGAGGCGCTTGGGGATGTACCTCCTATTCCTGAAGATGGTGAGTTCTCTCAGATGGGAGACACTACCCCAAGTGATGCTCCTCCACCTCCCCCTGCTTTCGAAGCTCCACTCCCCAAATCGAGGGATTTTATATTCTCTAGAAAGACTGGAGCCATGTATTCAGAGGATTTAAACCCTAAGCTAAGAGACCATCTAGATGGGCTTATAGCTGGTTTCTATTTAAGTCCAGCGTCGGGAACTCAGTATTCTCCTAATACTTTAACTATTGGAACCTTTGACAAGCTCGCAGGGTACGAGACCTATTCATTGATAGATGGAGACCGCCCTCTCCATCCAGACTCTCGCTTTGCGATAGGCCGAGAGGATTATGAAAGTTATACTTCAGCAAAAAGGATCATCAGTAAAATAGGCGATGAGTACAAATATGATAAGAGACCTACGGTTCAGGGAGTTCACCTTACAAGCTCAGCTAGCCTAACCTCTTCGGGTGTCCCGATGTCTGTAGTTATAGGTCTTAAGACAGGAGAATGGAGCCCCAAGAATCTTGCGGTAGCTAGTCATGAACTAGCTCATGCAGTAGATGAATACCTCCTCCAAAAAAGTCCTGAGATTAGAGAAGCAATGCGTAAGGAATGGGAAGCGGCAAGAGATAATGCCTTAAAGAAGAAAACCATTGGCGAGGCCGATAGGCATCTAGGGGCTTTCTATATGGCAGAAGAGAAAAATAGAGAAGGGACAGGGAGAAAACCCCTTAAGATGTACAAAGGAACCAGATACTATAATTACAGGTTCGGAGAGGAGTCTGGCTTTGACGAATGGGTAGCTAATCAAATAGCTGAATGGGCAATGAACCCTAATAATATTGCCGAGACGAAAGCCCAGAGGTTGATGAGAGATATAGGTCGATTCTTCCGCAAGATATGGGAGTCTTTTCAAAAGACCTTTCCTCAACAAGCCCCAACTCTTAGAGAGTGGTTAGATGAGCATTTTGATAAAGCTGCCTACCGAGGTGTGGTTAGTAAGTCAAAACCTAAAGCAACTAAACCTATCGACCCTCTTGATGACCCTCTTGATGACCCTCTTGATGACCCTATAGACCCTATAGGGGCTCTCACTGCCCGCCTCCATTCAGAAGCAGGGGTAGACATGATGTTCCAACATTGGCCAGCTCTCCTAGCCAAGAACGCCTACCAAGGATACAAAGCTACTAGCAAGATGGTAACTGACGCCTTAAGGCCAAAGGACAAGTCTTTATCTACTGAGGCTCCTGATTACAGAGACGACGCGGAGAGGCTCCTTAGTGGAGAGATATTCGGCACTGAGAATAAAGTCCTTGGAAAAGCAAGACAAAGGATAACGTTCGGCAAGACCTTAGCTGAGAAGTCTCCGCTCTATAGAAGAGTGTATGAAGCGATGCTGAAGCTCTTTGATATCCAGCAAGTAAACGTAGCAGAAGCAGCTGAGTCACTAGCTCCTTATTCTACCCACTCAACCGAAGGTAAGGCCAGAGTCAACAAAGCCTTAATGACTCAAAGGATAGCTAGCGAACACGGGCTTCATTACTCAGAGTCTAAGCAAAGCTTGATGAAAAACCTTGGCCTCCTTGAAGAAGACGTCGCTGCCTATCAAGCAGTAAGAAAGACAATGATTCACTTCACTGAGAAGATAAGAGAAGCTCTTAAAGCAGATGTCCCTAGGTTTATACAGAAGAGCGTTAACGGAGACTTTGAAGTAGAGGCTGATGCTCTAACCCTGGAGAAGTACCACCAACGAGTAGATGCTCTAGCTGATGAGCTAGCTGCTGGTTACTACGTTCCGGCTACAAGGTTCGGGAAGCTAATAGTTCAAGTAGATGACTACGTTGACAAGTCGGCTCCTTATGGCGAACAGGACAAGAAAGGTTGGTTCTCTCTCCATGAGACAGAAGCAGAGCGGCAAGCTACTATTAAGATGTTGAGCGAACAGGGATACACCAAGAAGCAAATAGTCTCTGATACCCTTAAGGACACAAATGTAGAAGGCATTGATATGTTGCCTACCGATATAATTGAGAGAGCTAGAGACCTAGGTATAGTTCCTGAGGTTGGCGAAGAAGACCTGATGGTTACAGTAGATGTCAAGAAGCTAGATGAGCCTACTGGATTTAGAGGTAAGCTAACTAAAGCTAAGTTAGTCCCTGGTTTCACTCAGAACCTTGAGAGAGCTATCAACGACTATGCTCTAGGAGCTAGTTACTGGCACGCTAATAAGATGCAAGCCAAAGAGTTTCGTATGGCGCTTGATGATATCAAGTTCGGAGGGAACGTTAAAATAGGCTCTATCTTTACTGAAGGTAAGGACGCCAAGGGCAGGAAGAGAGCTATTCAAAAGCTCTCAGTAGATAACAAGAAGATTATCAATAAGAACCTCTACGACAGAGCCAAGGAGGACATAGAGTATGTAAGAAAAGGAACCGAAGAGTTTCAACAGCTCCGTCAGTTTATGGCTATGTGGTTCTTATCTCGTCCTGTTACTGCTCTTGTTAACGGAACCCAGACTTTTACGATGACGCTTCCTGAGGCCATCCATCACCTAGGAGCTAGAAAAGGAGCTAAAGCAGCTGGAGTCGGATTCTTAAGGCTTACTAATCTTCAGAAAAAAAAGCTAAGCAAGGAGCAACTAAGCCAAGCGCAGCAAGAACTATCAGATGGTTTAGACTTAGCAGTTAAAGAAGGTCTTGTATCCGCTGAAGCTCTTAAGGCAATGACAGGACAGGCAGCTGGTAAAAGGAAACTAGGTAAAATCTCTAGCAAGGTTCCTATCCTTGGTGGTAAGGACTTAGCTGATGCCCCTCTTCTACTCTTCTCAGAAACAGAAAAGCTCAACCGGATGGTGGCTTTTGCTATTGGCTTTGAGGTAGCTAATAAGAAGAAGTTAAAAGGAGCCGAGCGTCAGAAGTTTGCTGAAGACTTCGTAAGAGAGACTCAGTTTGATTACTCAAAAGCTAACCGCCCTCCCATTAGTAGAGGCTATGCTGCTCCTTTATTTGCTTTTAGATTGTTCCCTTTCTTTCAGCTCCGTTGGCTCCGTAATCGACTAAGCGATAAGGACTACAAAGCGGTAGGAACTCACCTAGCAATGCAGCTACTCCTCGGTGGTATTACCGCTATGCCTCTTATTAAAGACCCGTTAAAGCTTCTAGAGATGAGTGGGTTAAATCCTAAGGCGCTAATAAGAGAGTTCCTTGGTAGCTTCTCCGATAGTGAAGGCTTAGAGGATATGCTTATTTACGGACTCGCTGGAGTAGGAACCTTAATGGATGAGGTAGAAAGCCTTAATATAATCCCAGGAGCCGGTATCAAACCAGAAGACATTCCTTTCTGGGACACTATTAAGGATACCTTTAAAGCTGCTAATATATCCTCTTCTTTGGCTGCTCCTGAGTTAGCTCCTGATATCGAGTACGGTATTGGGGCTGCTCTGATAAAGACTATCCTAGGTTCCCTTTCTGCTTTCGGTACAAGCCAAGCAAGATATCAGTATTACCTTGATAGCGGCCTTCCTCCTGAGATAGCTAGGGAAGTTCTCCATCCTCCTATTCTTCATAAAGGCTTAGAGACTAACCGATGGGCTAGAGAAGGAGAGTTAAGGATGGCCTCTGGAACTCTTAAGAAAGAGCTATCTCCCGTTGAGCAATTGTTTGGCTATCTTGGTTTTAACCACCTAGACAGAGCTAAGTTCTACGAGCAACGCCACGGCAAGCGTCTTACTGGAGACCGAAGTAGAGATAATGATAATATGAATAAGAAGCTTACTAATTCTATCTTTGACTACATGAGGTACTCTAAGATGGGAGACAAGAAACGAGCAGACGCTGCTTTCTCTAGAGCCGAGAAAGTCCTTAGTAAAGTAAGAGAAGACAAGCAGCTACTAAGTGAAGTACTAAGGGGAGAGAACCCTCTTCAGCTATCCCCAGAAGCAGCTCGCGCTCTTACTAACTACTCAGAGCCTCACCAAGCCTCTATAAAGCGCTCTCTCAAGCACCTGATTGGCCAATACCAAGACCCTTATTATGTAGAAGACCTACCTAAGAAAGCCCGTCCTGAAGCTCACAGGGTCGTTACGGACGTTACTGGCAAACCTACCCCTTACGTACCAAGATAGCCTCCCCCTACTTTATCCTCATGATGAACTGGCCAGGGAGGTACTTCTCACCTAAGGAGGTATTATCCCCCAAAGCCTTAAAGGTCTACAAGGAGATGGGTATTAACCTTTTCAACTTAGAAGCCTTAAGACGCTTTGACGATATTAGGGAAGCTCTAGGAAGCCCGATGTTAGTTAACTTCGGCGACTTGACCCTTAGAGGCTACCGCACTCCTGAAGAAAACAAAGCTATAGGAGGCGCTCCTTTCTCATATCATATGGCTGGTATGGCGATTGATGTTACTTGCGACAAGGTCTCTACGAGAGAGCTATACAAGTTCCTAGTCGACAATCATCAGCAACTAAAGATAGGCGCTCTTGGTTTTTACCCATATGCGAACTTCGTCCATATAGACGTAAGGCCAAGTAGAGTACTTGTTACGTGGGAACAAAGGAGATAGTAATGATTGATTGGATTACCGGAATGTTGGGTAGCTGGCTAACAGCGCCTCTTACTGAGAAGTTTGTTGGAAGACTAATTCGCCATCTTATGAGCTGGTTATCAGGGGCTCTTACTGGCTTTCTTGTAATGACTCTAGAGTTAGCTCCCTCTCTTGTTGAAGGTTGGTTCGAGAAGACAGGAATTATCCTTGCTGCGGCAGCTGCTTACGGAGTTAGCCTTCTTCTTAGCTACCTTAAGGACAAGAAGATAATTGGCTAGGGAAGAGAAAGTCTTTGTTAGCTGGGTAGCCCCATCCTTAAATAGAGTTTATGCTGGTGTCCATTGGAGAACTAGGAAAGCCTGGGCAGATGAGGGACATCTTGCTGTAAAGGCAGCGGTAGGTAGGGGCTTAAAGAAGTTCGATTCCCCTGTTAGCCTTGAGTTCACCCCCATAAGAGGGGCAGGTAAGAAGAAAGCTTACGACATCTCTAACTACGCTTTGACTATTAAGATAATAGAAGATGGGCTAGTTTGGTGTGGGGTTCTTGTTGATGATACTAACAAGTGGGTTCGTCGAGTAATAACTAACGCTCCTATTAAAGGCGAGGAAACGGGGATGGTGGTTGTTATAAAAGAGATTGAGGAGGGTTAGCTAGTATATCCAATCGTCCTTAACCTTAGACCAAAACTCAACACCATCATGGTCATAGCCTTTATCGCTACTCTTCTTCTCTCCGATAATCTCCCTTACCTGCCTCTTCATCTTCTCATGGGCTCTGATAGCAGTTGCTCTTGTTGTTGACTTCATAGGCTTAAAGATAGGAGCTAGTTCATCCTCTAGGTCAGAAGAATCCATAACTAGATTCTTTACAGTCCCATCTTTACTTCTGCTAATCCTATGCCAATTCGTATAGCTGTAAGGACTGCAAAGATTACTAGAGTCATTAAACTCATATTCGGTAGCAAAAGTAATAAACTGATTGGAGTTATGAGATAAGCTTGTATGGGTAAGGTGGGTAGTCCTTAGTCCTGAGAAGACAGTAAATACAAGGATAGACCGGTCGTCTGGGGCGTCATAAAACTCATCGCTAAAGACCTCAACATGTTGAGTATGGAGACAGACCTTCTCCATCTCATCTCTCCTTTTGTATCTCCACATATGGTTCTCTTTAAAGGTAGCAGCCTTTGGATTCAAATCATCGTCTAGTATATATGCTTGAGGTTTCCCCATCTCTTCTTCCTCTACTCTTTAAAGACCCCACTACTCTTCCCTAGTGCCCTTTGAGCTACTTGCAAAACAAATGGCTTAACAGTCGCATCCTCGCCAATAAGGTCTAGTGTGAACATCTCAATCTGTTGTAGTGCTTCTTTGTATTTCAAGGCTTCAGCTTGCCAGTCATCTGCCTTCTTCATGCAATCACTACTAGGAAAGGTCATTCGATTCATCTCCTTTATTATCTCTAAGCAATACATTTACCCATCACTCCTCCTTGTCCGAGTCCTGCTGTGGTTGCTTGTTTTCATAAAATGTATGAGGCATACCATCAAACCACATGTACCCCTCTTTGTCGTGCTTCCTAACTTTGTACCCCTTGCCGCTTGGAGCCACTAAGTCGCACCCATCCGGTAGTTTATACATTTGAATTTGAGTAGGTAAGCAAAGTTCATGTTGCATAATTTCTTTGATTGCGCTTTCAACAACCTCAACCCAAGATGTATATAAATTAAGTGGTAGGCTTGCTGTGATTATTTTCATTTTCTTTCCCCTTTACATCACGAGTTTCTATATTCTCGGTACTTAAACGGCGATTGAGCTGATTTCTAAGCCTCTCATTCTCAGCCTGAAGCCTATCCGCTCTATCATGCTGCTCTATATAAAGCTTGTGATTTAGCTGCATAGCACTGGAGAGTTTTTCGTAGTCTGTTTTGTTCATAACTCCATCATTTCATTAATCAGAAACATTTGAACATTCTCTCTAAGCTGAGCAAATTCTTCTTCGCTGTTTGTCGAGTATTCCATATCCGATTGCGTTGCAATATTAAGAACACGCTCTAGGTAGTTCATCTTTCTACGTCTCACTTGCTTTTTTATTGTTCTCTCGATATCAAGCGAACGTCCACCTAATGTCTCTACTTCATCCATTCGTTTTTCAACGCTCATCCTTTTCTCCTATCCTTTAGTTATAGGCGATTCATTTCTCTTTCTGATTCCGTTCAACTCTATGAGCCTTCGCTTTAATCTCCTTAGCCATCTTTGCTAGCACTTCGTACTTGCTGCGGTAGGGCATAGTAGCGCTCGATAAGTCTATAAGCTTTGCTACTTCTTTCTTCTGCTCAGGGGGTAAGTCGTCTTTATCAATTATCACGGCAGTCTCGTTATCATTAGCTCCACTACTTCCACCAGTCCGTAGCCAAAGCAAAAGCCTACGGTGAGCAACAAAGCTATCCAAACAATCATTGCTATATTGTTCATTGCACCATCTCCGGCTCTATACCAAGTGACTTTTCAGCTTCTCGAACTACGTGCCTTAGGTCATCAATGTGGATAATAATAGGCGGGGAATCATGGGACTCTCTATCCGCATCAAACCATTTAATAAGGATGAACTCAGGACTCTCT